AAAATATCACTAGCAATTTGGCGCACTAATAGCTCAAATAATATGCCAGTGTTTTTGTATTTAGAATTTTTTAATTTAGACATGTCTTAGTATTACTCTGTTATAAATATCGATTAGTTTATATATCCTTAATATTTGATTCATTTAAGATCGAAGGTTCAGCTAGAGCATTTACTTTTTCAAATCTAATTTCATCTAGCATTTTTTTATTTTTTAAATATTCTACTCTAGTATTTTCTAATGTCCATGTAGCACCAGTACCAGCTGGGGCTTTTAATGGCTCATGCATACCTTTCGAACCAATAGGATCTCTACCTAATGAATGATCTTGTGTACCATAATCAGATACTTTTTCTTTAGGACGACCTACTTCTTTTTCATCATATCCTATAGGAACTGATTTTCCTTGTCCATAACGTCCAGTACCATAAGAAGTGGCTAAATCGTGTGGAGTACCATATGAAACTCCTGATTCAACGGGGTCGTTACCTTCGTTTTCAATTTGTGAAATACGGAATGAACGTTTTTTATCTTCAATAGTTTGATCACGATATTCACTATATTGATCTTCTGAGAAGTGGAATATATTTTGATAAATCCAATCTGTTGGTAATAAATTTTTATCAATAATACTTGCGGCTAATTCAACTTTTTCTTTCCATAGAGCAATTTTTTCTTGCTCATAAATTATAGATGGAGTAGTTAATGATAGTTCAAAATTTGTTAATTCAGCATTATCAAATCCTTGAGTATATAAGTGAACTAATGCAATTTTAGTTAATTCAGAAATAACAATACGTTGAACACGTTCTACTGTACGAGCAAAACGAATATCTTCAGATGCAAGAGTAGCTTTACCTGTTAAATCTTTTTCAAAACCCATAAAAGCTTTAGGAACACGTAAAGCAGCAAATAATTTATCACGTAAGTAAGATACGTCTTCTATTGCTGTATATTCTAAACCTTTTAATGTATCGATTTTAGTTGTAGTATCATTTCCTCTAACTGGAAGATAAAAATCTTCAGTTAAATTCATCATATTATACTTTAAATTATAGTCGCCTGTAGCTGGATCAATATATGGAGTTTTCTTGATACGTTGTTTCATTTTCTCCATATAACCATCAACTTCATTTGGAGCAATATTTCCTATATTAGTATAAAAAATACGTTTTTCAGGTGCACGCATAATACGATGTATTAACATCGCATCTTCCATTAAAGATAATTGTTTAAATATTTTACGGCCCGGCTCAAGATATGAACGTCCGTAAGGTAGATATGAAGGATCAGATAATAATCTAAAGTGAGCTATTTCATAGTTTTCAAAATAATCGTCTTTATTTGTATTTGTAGCGTATCCATATGATTGATTCATATTGATTTTAAAACGCACATAAGACGGATTAGTTGGATTAGTTCCTTCTTCACGTTGAACATCATATACTGAAAATGGTAGTACATTATATACACCATATTTTTCAGCAATGTCTAAATGTAGATAAAAATCACCATATTTACACATTGTTCTAATCCATGCCCATAAATTAAATTCAACATTTAAAACTTCATAAAATAAATTATACAACACACGTTGTAATTTATCATTTGATGATCTAATATGTAGTACTTCACCCTGCTCGTTTTTTAGAGTAGCTTCATCAGCTATAATATCTAACGCTGAAGCAATGATAGCATCTGTATCCATTGCTTCGTAGTCCGTGTAAAGTGAAGTACGTAATGTCTGATAATTCATTAATGGAGTATATGCTAGTTTTGAATTACCAGCATGGATTCGATTGAATCTATCTATTAATGAGTTTGTTTGAATATTACCGTATGTTTGCAAACGGTCAACATCAATTGTACGTAACTGATTTCCTCCTACATTACGGATAATTACATCAGTGGAGAATAATCTTCTTAGTCGTCCGAATAGACTAGTATCTATTGCCATATTATTTTATGTTACTCAATATGTATTATATGTTATAAATATTAAATATAATAAGGAACATTAAAGCAGCCAATTTAGATCGTAAGTGTTTCCATGTCCATCTTGCATTTGCCAAGGATTATCATTCATATATGTTCCTGAACTAATACCTGATGATGCTATATTAATATTATTTAATGCTGCTTTAGTTATATCTAACCCATTTTGATGATAAACTAACGCAGTATCTCTAATGTATAATCCAAAAGATAATGCCATTGTTAAGTCATCATTATATCCACCTTGTGCTTGTGCTTTACCATTTTCCCAAATAAATGTTCTTAACTCCTCTAACATACGTTTAGATTGGAATACAAATTGTTTCTCGCGTAATGTAGATTCTAATTTAGAAATAAATAATGGACGTGTTTTACCAGAGTTAGTTATACCTTGAACTGTTTGATCGTTTTCCATTTTGGATATAAAGTTATCAATAGATAAATCACCACCTTTAGGTGAGTAATATAAATTTTGATATCCACGTTCAACAATTGAGTTTAGAACATCCCAACCAATATTTGCATTTTCAACTACTAATAATGCGGTATTATATTCGGTTGCTGCTGTAACTAAGGCATTTGCAAATTCACGAGTACCAATTTTGGATTTAAATTCAGCTACTTGTCTAAATTCTTTAGTTGCTATAATATGAAAAGCAGAATAGTCACTTCCATCTCCACGAGCAACGTCGGCGCACACAATATATGTTTCAGATGGATTTGGGTATTCCCATATCCAAAAATCACCAGCCATACCCCGTCTTTCAACAGGATCTATAACATAGTTTTGTTCGTAATATTCTAATATATCATTTGTTACAACGTTATTACCGGAAGCTAAAAAGTCACATTCATATTCTTGGGCAATTTCTTGAGGACCCATATTAGCCTTTTCATTTTCAAACCATTGAGCATCACGTTCAGGATGTACATCCCAAGGTAATTTAATTGGTAAAAATGAATTTTCGTTATTAATAGCACCAACCCAAGTTTTATGGAACCAGTTACCAATACCATTTGGAGATGATAATGCTATACACCCACCACCAGCAGAAATCGTAGGTTTAATTGCAGTATAGATCCGATCAATTCCGTCAATAAAAGCAGCCTCATCAATTAATAGTAATGATACAGCATATGAACGACCAGCATCCGAAGCAGCTGATGATGCTACAATTTGGGATCCATTAGATAATTTTAATGATAGCTTGTTATTTGAATCAGGTTTTTCTTTACCTCTAAGCCATCCAGGTAATTGTTGGTACATAAATTGTACCTTATCTACCATGTTTACGGCTGTTGCTTGTTTAGTTGCAATACAAAGTACAGTTTTATCTTTATGAAACAACATTGTCCATAATGAAAAACCTGCAGCTAATGTTGATATACCTAATTGACGTGATTTATTAATGATTGAATAATCATTTTTTAGCCATAGTTTTAATACTTGTTCCTGAAATGGATATAAATTAAAATTTACACGTCCCCTAGTTGGGTGTTGTACCATACAGTACTTACGCATAAAATGGATTGGATCAGTTAGACATTTAACGTACTCTTGTCTAATTACATCTTTTATACTTTGCTCACTCATTTTGCCCAGTTTTCTAATGCTTTCAAATAACCATCACCCATATGATCTTTTATATTTTTTCCAGAAAATAATGATTTTAGATATAACCAAAGAGCACTTAATGATGTATCTCTTTTTAATTTATTGCCATTATTATCTAATCTTACTTGATAATTAACGTGGTAAAATCTAATATATGGTGTATGTGTTACTAAATCGTTATTATGTACTATTCGTAAAGTATCTATATCACTATTATCATAGTTTTCTTTAAATGTTTTATTACCTACTCTAGGACTACCAATAGTTGTTGAACGGACATTATAATTAGAATAATGTTTCTTTATTGAATGAGCATAAAGTGTTGCTACTGCTCCACCTAAACTATGTCCACAAACAACAATATCCGTAGTTTCACCTTTTAGATTTTCTAACGCATCGTCGATTGCAATGTATGTATCGTCTAATACTGATTCCCAGCAATATTTAAATCCAATATGAACTTTTTCACCATCATTAATAAATGGTACTTTATCGATTGAAGCATCATTTTGAAAATCTTTCTTTGATTCACTACCTCTCCATACAACATATATAGTTTTATCCTTTGTTGCTACAAATCCTTGTGTATCTGATTTTTTATTCTCAATCCACTTTACTAGTTCTAATCCATATTCACCCCAATTTATTTGATCTTTATTTGAATAAGCTAATATTGCTAATTTTGCATTATATAATGCTTGTTTTCTTGTCATAATATCATTTTGTATATAAATATATAAAAAGAGAGAAATCCGCTAAAAGCGGATTCTCATCGATAAACAAACATTATTATGAAAAACCTTAAACTTCTTCTTCGTCTTCTTCACTATCTAAATCAAGATTAGTTAAGTCAACTTTTTCATCTTCTGGTACATCCATACCAATTGATTTATAATAAGCTTCAATATCGTCTTTAGACATAGTTGCTTTATCCTTCTTTCTAACAGCAAATTCTTTTTTACCTAACATTTTAATATCCTTGCTATTAATTAATTTTAATAATAATTCAGAAAATTTTTCAGTTAATCCTTCTGCTTTTTTACCATCTAATAAACCATTTTCATTAGCATAATTTTTTAGTGGATCATCTAAACCAGCCTCTAAATATCCTTCTTTCCACTGATATAATAAAGCAACAGCTAAATCATCAGTAAGCATATTTGTCATTTTTTCTGCTGCTGTAATTTCACCTTGTTTACCTTTTAATGATTTATCAATTTTAACATCAGCCCGTTGTTGTGAACCTTTAGTAAAATAATCAGCACGTAAGAATTTATAATTCAATACTTTTTCTGATAATGTATTTGCTTGTTTAAAAGATGCTTGTTTTTGGGCAAATGCTTCAGGATCAGTAGTTGCTAACTGTTGAGCTTTTTCAAAGTCAGTTAAACGTTTATCTTTAGAACGTACAAATGGAGTCCAAGAAATAGCATTTAAATCACCTGGTTCCCATTTCTCACCTGTAGCGGGATTAATTAATTGAGTGTATCGTCTATTAAATTCATCTGAATTAATTCCACCCCATAACCATCCTTTAACGTTTACTGTTGCTTTTAGAGCAGCTAATGCTTCAGGATCGTTTGCAAATTCTTGTTTTAATTTAGTAAATAATTCACCTACAGATGCATTTTCTTCTACTTTTAGAATGTCAACCATTTTGGTTACAATTCTTTTAATATATTCTTTTTCTTTTTTGATGCGGGGTAAATATTCTTTTAAACGTTCA